GAAGCACTCGGCGTACAGACGGAACCAGGTCTGGTAGTGCTTGTCGATGCGCTGGCCACCGATGGTCAGCTCAACGGCCGCAATGGCGCGCTCAGCCACCCAGCACACGTCGAAACCGGCGGCGCCGTTGGTGGAGGTCAGGTTGCCAGTGGCAGCCAGGGTTGGCTGCAGAGCCACGTACATGTTGCCGACCAGGTCGCCGTTGCGGGCGATGGTCACGGACACGCGGCCGCTGTTGGATGGGGTGCCGTTCACCGTCTGCTGGATGTTCTCCATCGCAAAGTTGGTGTGGCGCTTGTACACCGCCTGGAAGAAGGTAACCTTGGGCTGACCGGTCAGATAAACGTCCTGAGCGCCGTAGGCAACGAGCTGCATAAGGCCACCCGCCATGAGTACTTTGGTACTATACCCCAAGAAAAAAATTTTGGAAGTTCGCGCCCAGGCGACGCGGCGATTTTCTGGTGCCCTATTAAATGTCTCGTGTACCACGCCCCCCACCACCAAGCCAACCTGAGGAAGACGAGGAGGACGAGGACCTCGGAGAGGACCTGGACGAGACCGAGGAGATGGACGAGATGGACTTTGGCGACCCGATGGAGGCTCTGGGTGCCTTCCTGGCGACCGAGGACGGTGAGACGGTCGCGACCGCCCTGGTTGGCCTGAAGGACGCGACCGAGAAGATTGCCCTGAACCTGGAGATGCAGAACAAAATTCTGGTCAAGATTCTGAGCGCCCTGGGTAAAAATGGTTGTAAATCGTGCGAGTGCGCACAGCCCCCTGCCACCGCTTAAAAAAGTCTGGCGCATTCTTAGTAATGTCAAGCTCCAAGAAAGTCCACACAATCGAAAAGGAGGTGACTCCTGAACACGCTGAGGAGATCCGGTTGGCACACCAGAGCTCTGAAATCAACTCGTGGACGATCGAGGAACTTGAGTCTAAAATAACTCAAGCAGAGACCGAAGCTGGTTTTCACATTCGAGCAAATACACTCGCGGCTGACAAGTCGTGGGCGTATGTGTTGTTTCTGAATGACCAGGAACGTGACGAGGACGGTTACCCTCGGAACTATATAGTAGAACACGTCAAGACGCGCAAGGATCGTTTCCTCAACAGCTGCAGAACCCTCCTGACGCGCGTGGATAACCTGGACGCCAACAAGCGTCCCAGTAAGGATGTGAACGGTGAGGAATTTACGCTCGAATTTCGGGTCCGTCGGCTGATTGTCGACCGTCAGGAGATGTTTGAGCAGTTCCGAATCTGGGACCGTCGTTTCAACCGCATCAACAACCCTACTCTGGCAATCGACAACAGCGATTCGTCACTGAAGGATGACGAGTCAAACACGCCGTATCAGAAGCTTCTTCTGTTTCTGCTTCATCAGGCGTATGACGAAGGCTATCGCCGGTACCGAGACCAGTGCTGTGTAGAGATTCGCAACACCCGCGCCTGGAAGCCGGTCAAGGAGATCAAGGACTTTGTCTACGATGCGACCCAGAAGGAGGACAACCCTGAGATGTGGAAGAACCTGACGAGCCGCGGTGGTCTCGTGGGCGACGTCGTACGTCACCTCACAAACTGCAAGGATTTTCAGTTTCCAGAAATCAAAAAGGATCGGCACACGTGGTCGTTCCAGAACGGCCTACTGGTCGGCAAAGACTGGGACGTGGAGAACCAAAAGTACCGAATCAAGTTTTACCCCTATAGTTCAAAGGATTTCCGGGAACTCGATCCGACCCTCGTGAGCTGTAAGTATTTTGACTTGCCGTTCGACCCGTACGAGGAGGTTGAGGACTGGTACGACATTCCAACACCCCACATGCAGCGCGTTCTCGACTATCAGCGCTTCGAGACGGATGTCTGCAAGTGGATGTATGTCTTTTGCGGCCGTCTGTGCTTTGAGGTGAACGAGCTGGACGGTTGGCAGGTGATTCCCTTCCTGAAGGGTATCGCGCGTTCAGGCAAGTCGACGCTCATCACTAAGGTTTGTAAGCTGTTTTACGAGTGTGAGGACGTGGCAACCCTTTCGAACAACATCGAGAAGAAGTTTGGTCTCCAGAGCATCTATCGCGGGTTCATGTTCATCAGCCCTGAGATCAAGGGTGACCTTCAGCTCGAGCAGGCCGAGTTTCAGTCGCTCGTGTCAGGTGAGGATGTGTCTGTGGCGCGCAAGAATGAGACGGCCCTGAGTATGCAGTGGAAGACGCCTGGAATTTTGGGAGGAAATGAGGTCCCTAACTGGAAGGACAACTCTGGGTCTATCCTGCGTCGCCTGGCCACGTGGAACTTTGGCCGTCAGGTTTCAGAGGCGGACCCGCACCTGGACCAGAAGCTCGAGCAGGAGATTCCCGCCATCCTGTGCAAGTGTCTACGGGCCTATCTGGATTACGCGCACAAGTACGCTGACAAGGACATCTGGAACGTGCTACCCAAGTACTTCAAGACGGTCCAGAGCCAGATTGCGACGGTCACAAACGCGCTCCAGCACTTCCTGTGCTCGGAAAAGTTCAAGTTTGGCCCGGACCTATTCATGCCTCAGTCGCTTTTCATCGCTCGGTTCAACGAGCACTGCAAACAGAACAACCTGGGGACGCATCGGTTCAATCAGGACTTTTACGCAGGTCCCTTCAGCGCGAAAGAGCTCGAGGTCCGGATGGACTCGCGGATTTACAACGGAAGTGCGTATTCTACACAGCCTTTCATCTTCGGTCTCGACTTTTTGTCTCAGGATTAAAATGTAATAAATAGTAATGGATCCTCTCGGGGAGCAGGCTCGTTTGGAGCAGGCTCGGATCGTCAAGTTTCAGAGACTGTGGCGATCCAAGCGTGTTTTCACTAATACCCAAGGACCCTTGAAGTTTTCAGCCTCGGCTCTCACGGCCAAGATTGTGACGTTCAAGTTGCCAACTAATTTTAAACGTGTATTCGAGTCCTCCCCCAAGGGGTTCTCTGAAATCATGGGCTACAAGGAGAACTTTAAAAAGCCCGTGGCGCGGTGGGTGGCTGGTCAGGGGTGGATAGGCGAAACGGATGATGTGAAGAAAATGGTGGCCAAGCGTGGTCAGCAGACTATCGTCTTCACCGACAAGTACTTTGACGTCATGGGTCTCGGCAACTATGAGGAGGCTCTCTTGGCCATCGTCAAGAATGGCTGGGCCCCAAAGATTCTCCTCGAGGCCCCTCCGACGTACAAAAAGATTGACGGAATTTTCTACATAAATAGGTCGATCGCCCTCGAGGACCTCAAAGACGAGCTCAGAAAGATTCCTGGTGCTGATGTAAGTTATAAAGGAGATATTGCCCTTCCCGTGACGGTCCTGAAACTCGCCAATCCCAAGTGGACCTACCAGTTCTTTAAGAACGGCACCGTACTTTTCACGGGTATCAAGGACCCATCCGAACGCGAGGCGCCTAAACAGCTTTTCAAGGAGCTCTTTGAGAAGCACGAGATGGTGCCGTTCCTGGCATTCAATCTCGCAAATTCTCCAGCGATAAAGAAACCTGGAAAGGGTGGCAACAAGAAGGCCAAGTTGGCGAACCGTTACCCTCTCGTCGCCTCGTGGAACGTCAAGCCACCCCACGGGTTTTACGTGCGTCCTGGCACGAACGGGAAGCCCCGTCTCTACAAATGGCGCAAGATGGAGAAAGAGCCTCAGACGGGTGAAGTGCTCAACAAAGGTCCCATGGGACTCGCGAAGAAGAATGCGGTCGTGGTGGCCAAGGCGTATGAAAAGGCGGGGGTTCCTGTACCTGCTCATACACTGAAGATCTTCCGAAACCTCGGAATTCCGATTCAAAATGTAAACACGGCGACCCCTGCTGGACCCAAGAACCGCCGGGCGCCGAGCTGGAACGCCACCAAGCCGGGCTTTTACGTGCGCCCAGGACCAGGCAAGCAGCCGTATTGGTTCGCAATTCCCGCTGGTATTGCATCGGGTCGCAAGACCGTGATAAAGGCGTACACGGAGGCGGGACGCAACATCCCTGCGGCGGTCCGTGAGATTTTCAAGATTCCTGCTAACGTCAAGACGAACGTGATGACACTAGGCAATGAGTCGTTCAAACCTGGACTACAGCACGTCGTGAAAATGGGCCTGAATCGCGTCCTGCGCATCAACAATCGCCAGGCGACCCGCCTCACCAAGGCTGAGCTTTTGGGCATCGCCAGGAACATGGGCATCCCCGAGGCGAATTCGAAGATGGCGCCAGCCACCATCATAGCCCTTATTCAGAGCAAGGCGGGGGTCGCAAACAAACTGAATCGTTCATATGATGTGTTAGTGAACGGCATATTCTACAAGTTCATGAATAACGGGCGGGTGGAAAAGACGACGGGCGAGGGTATTCAGACGCACCGGGCTTGGGCTACCATACCAGTGGCTGAGCAGAACAAGATCGCCAAGACTTTCCTTCCAGCCAATTTACATTCGGCGTATAACGCGACCGCGAAGGCGAACAAGTTCAACACGCTCCGAGCCTGGGCGGCAGGTAAGCGCCCAGCTCCAGAACCCGCGCCAGCGCCCTCTCCACCGAAAAAGAAGAAGGCTCCTTCACCGAACGAATCAAACAACAGGTTCGAACTCGAGTTGGAGTATGCGGCACGTCTCGGTTCGAACCTGGGCAATCTTTCTCGTACAGGGAACGAGGCTCTTTTCCTGAACACGGTCTACGCCAAGCTGCCGGTGGGCGTCCGTGGTAAGCCCCTCAAGGCTAACGTTAACCGGGCCTATAAGAAGTTCGTCAAGGAGACGACAGCCGAACGCAAGAATGAGTCGGCCAAGGTTCGGTACATTGCCCGAATTAAGGTTCCAAATTGGATGCCGTCCAACAAGGTTCAGAAGTACAAAAACCTGGTGACGACCCTGATGTTCCAGAAACCCAAACCTGCACAGAAGAATATCAAGGCGGCGGTGAGAACTTGGATAAACCGTGAGGTGCCCATGAGCCCCGCTCGGGCCGCACGTGAGGTGGAGAATGCCATCACTGGTGAGAAGCGCGTCATTCCCGCCTACGTGCCCAAACGTCGGGCGACCCCTTCGATTCCCAAGAGAACCCCGCCACCCAAGAAGAGCCCCAAACCCAAAAACACGCGGATCCTGGGCGAGTACGCCCTTCCACGCAACCGCTCGGCAATTCAGAACCTAAATAACGCCATCACAAACCTGGGTTTCCCGACTGGACCAACTAACAAATACACATGGGCGGGCCTGGAGCGTAGAGGTCTGAACGCCAAGTTCAAGAACAAGTGGCTCAAATATGTAGCAGTCTAGATACAGTTCATAAGATCGAAAATCTTGTGAAGAATTTTGAACAAATTATCGTCGTCGGTAATCTGAGAGGGGTCGATAATCTCCATCTCAATCTGGTACGTCGTGTCCTCATCAGAATCCTTGTCATCTGGCGTACCTTGCACGATGGTCATGTCGATTGACAGATTCTTCCTCACAAACGACCAACGCTCCTTGGTCGTTTGCTTGGTGCTCGTCTCGTCCCCGTCGTACTCGAACGGCTCCTCAGTGCTGATTCCGAGCCGCACATCAAAAGGTGCCGACTCCAAAGGAAAGTCGTCGACGAGGACGCGGCGCTTGATCTGCCCAATCTGCTCGTCAGTCTCCTCATCGACCGACAGGCGCTTGTTACCTTCGAAATAATACACAGTCGCGTTTGTGTGTTTCGTGGACTCCCAGCCGTCGTACTTGTTCAGGGCCTTCAGGACCTTTTGAAAAGTCTCGTGACCCACATTCGTGTCAAGACCCTTTCCAGAAGGACGACCGAACCGAAACTCAATCTCGGTACAGGGCCTCTTCGCGTGTTGGCGAATCAGGGGCTCCCACTTGGCAAAGAGAGGACGCGACATCGGGTGAGCGCTCATTTGTTTAGAGAAATAACGCGTGAACCTTTTAAGAGGGAATGAGAGGACTTTGGAACCTCGGCAACACGTGCTTTTTCAATACTGCAGTTCAATGTCTCGCCCACGTTCCGCCGCTCACAAAGCACCTTTTTTCACTGCCACCGTACGAAGGGCCATGTGACATCACCCGTGAATATCAGAAATTGGTTCGTGAATTATTTTTGAAAGACCGAACCGAACCAGTGAGCCCGAGTGATTTGCTCGGTGCGTTCAGAGTCAGGTTCCCCCAGTTCGCGGGTGGACAACAACACGACGCCCAAGAGGTTATTCTTTTGCTCATAGACGTTTTTGAAAAGTCTTTAGGCAAGGAGCTCGTACAGGAAATATTCAACGGGGAGGATGCACAGGAGACGTGCTGGGAAACAGGCATGTCGACTGTGAAAACTCCATTTACGACGCTCGTTCTGGACGTGAGTGAGCCGTGTCGCCTTCAGGACCTACTCGACGACCGCTTCGAGGACCAGCCTATCGAAGGGTACGTAGACTCGGACGGGAAGACACACGAGACGGCCGCCGTGCGTCATCGGGTGTCCAAGTGGCCCAGAATCGTGAGCTTTTCATTCTCGATGTATGATTACAAATTTCCAATCGAAATTCCTTTCGAGTTTGAGGGCCGGAAACTGTTTGCGTGCGTGCTACATCAGGGGATTCAGAGGGGGGGACACTACGCTTTACTCGTGAGACGTTTTGACAAGTGGTACCTAAAAGACGACGAAACTGTGCGCGAGATAAACGAGCCTATTAATTTCAAGGGTGAATTCTATCAAGCTTGGTATCGCCCGTAATCTCCTCGATCTGGATGTTTTCCCTGATGTTGACGATGGTCCTGAAGTACGTGCGGCGGTTGTTGGCGTGGCTCTTGTCGGTCCGGACCTTTTCCACAAACCACCCGAGGTCACCGTATCCGCACTCTACGATGGTGCCGTCGGGCAGGTCTTTGCGTACGTTCCTTGTGTGAAGTTCAGCCTCTTTGTACAGCTCCCCCCGATCCTGTACAAAAAGTTCGAACCCATTTTGTAACTGAAAATCAATTGTGATACGCTCACGGGGTTTCCACTTGAACATCGTCTCATGAGTACCCATACGGACAGGTTCCTCGATGGGGGTCATGACGATGCCGTCCGTCTCATAGTCGAATGAATTTAGATCCGGAATTGACTCTTCAAAAAGTCTGTACATCTTCTTGACCCTCACCTCGAAAGGTGCCGTCGCAGTCTTGATGATGGCCTTGGTCACGCCCCGGGCCTTTTCAAGACGCTGGTCGAGCGGTAGACTCATCACGTTTTCCCCCTTGATAAGCACCGCATCATGAACGACAAAAGCCATCTTTTGATTCTTGAGCTTCACGAGTTCCCCATCGAGCAAAGTGTCTTTTGGGATCCTGATCTTCACGGGTTCAACCTGGAACGCGCGGTTCACAATAAAAGTGCCCTCGGGTGCGCCTATCAAAAACTGCCGGACTCCATCAGTCTTTTCACACACAAAATAGGGTTGGCGTTTCAAGAGAGCAAAGTGCCTTCGCTCGATGGAAACGGGTTGGGGGCCTGGAAATCTACTGGCATCGGTCGATCTCCAGGCTTCCCGGATGTGTTCATTCATAGTTTAAGTTTGTGGGTAGTCTCTAAGAGGTTCAAGGCTCTAACTTGACACCCGCAGCCTCGAGGATATTTCCAAAACATTCGTGAACGTAGTGGCACACCACTAGTGCCTCGGACGCCACACCAATTTTTACTCCAATTTTGGAAAGGGTCCCGAACATCTCCTCGTTGTTGTCGAGTGGGAGCTTGACGGGGTCCTTGCCACCCCGAATCTTCTTGTCGACGGGCTTGGCGTCCATGGCCCATACACGTGCTGCGGTCCGTGTACACTCGTAAAGACCGGGTGCCAGTTTCTTGCCCACCTCGGTGTCAAAGTTCAGACCGCGCTGAGACGCCTGTTCGGTCGAGCCCGCCTTGGTCTTTTTCTCAAACTGCTCCCAGTTGATGCCCTCGAGCACTGACGGAAATACAAGAACCTGGACGCCCTTGTCGAATGGGTCCAGAACCTTGTGAAGGATTTCTTGATTCAAATTTGTTCCATAGTCCATCCAAAAGATGCGCTCACCACTCTTGATAATCTTGGGCAGGGTCGACTTGTTCTCCACAAAGTGAATCTCCAAGTGAGTTCCGCGCATCATACAGAGCATGTGGAGATTCATCGCTGTATGAAGGGTCGTGGCGCTGATGGACTTGTTTTTTGTGACCATACACAGGTGAAGGACGGTCATTGAAGTTTAGGAGGGGCTAGGTTTTAAGCCCAAATTCTATATAGTGAATAGCTTGTTGAATCTTTGTTTCTATTGGAACATTTTTCTTTGACTGTTTCCATTTGGCCAGAGTAGGGTGGTGCGAAACAACGACACATTCTCGTCCATTTTCTTGATGAATTGAGATGTATTTTGGAAGATTATTATGTTCTGGATTCTTCCTCGTGTGAGGAGACGCGTGTAGAATTCCCTTTTGTCGTAAACTCTGATTAGCCCTGATTTGTGTTTGCCGTTCATATTTTTCTTCATCAGTTAACTCACGAGGGTTATTTAGAAAGTCCCGCGCCTGTGCCAAATTTTCCGCCTCTGTTCCAAATGAGAAATAAGCTTTGTGAAAAACACCATCTCGCCGAAATCGCACAACGAATGCGTTATCGGTAGTTCCTCGGATAATTCCAGTTTCAAGTTCAGACTCTTGTTTTTGTCTTATACAATTTGAAGCATTTTGAGAATAATTTACTAAACGAAGATTATCGAGCCGATTATCAAGACGGTTTTCAAAACCTGGCTGTATATGGTCAACTATCACGTCATTTTCTCCACGAACCCAGAACCGAGTCAAATATGTATGCATGTGCCAAAGTTTATTATCCCTTCTCGACGCCGGGTAACCATCTGGACCGACATACCAAGAAGAAAGCATGAGGTCATGCCATGTACTATCTGTAACTATAGCAAACTTATTATATCCATTTTTACCAGATAATGGTATGATTGCATCACCTACTTCATTTCTCAATACCGGAAGGTTATAATGTTTCTCTCGTTTCTCCCGTTCTACAGCGTCTCTATAGTCTTCGGCCATTTTAATTGCTTCTTCGCGAAGAAAAGTATATCCAACTTGTTTTCTTCCTATATTTATACTATAGTAATCTTTTCCATTTCTTTGAGATACATAGACACCGGGTGGTAAATCATCCCCTCTTTTCACTTGCGGTTCGGAATGAGATGGAATAGACTCTTTTTCTTCTTTAGTATATTTGAAATTGAGATGAATACTATCATAGTCAACGTGTTTTATTATATACGCGTCCCATATCCTAGCCGCCTCCTCCGGAGTTGCCGCATTTCCCAAATGTTTCATCCCGTATTTAGCCGACCATCTATTTCCATTGATACAGATTCCTCTATACCCATGTTTGTTACCAGAAGTTTCTCTGTTATGGTTATTAACACTATACGATACTGCACGAAGATTCTTAGCAGTGAAATTTAAAGGATTACCATCGACGTGATCGATAACAATTCCCTTGCTTATTTCACGTTTCATTATGTTTACCCATAGGAATTTATGTAAAGTCATTATACGTCCATCTAATTTAATAACAGGGTATTTGTATCTTGAACTCAGAGTGGGGCGAAGCGATTTTATTACTTCGAAGTGTTCAGGTGAACATATTCCAATGATACCTTTTGCGAATTCAAATTCCATACCCCTAAACACTCACCTGCGCCTTAAGCCGCTCTTCTAGACTCCCAATGAACCGGATGTTACCTACGTGGCCTAGGACGGTCATGACGTCGGCGTAAATCTTCCCACCCATCATTTGCCATCGGCGACAAAAGGCGTAATCCTCGGACAAGTACCGCTTGGACTCTGGGTCGATCATACAGTCTAGCACAGCAAAATACTTGTCGAGGTCGCGATTCTGATGGTCATTGACACACTCGAGCTCGGGGTACCGCTCGTGCATCTTGGTAAACACGTCACGCTTGATGAGCATGAAGCCCGTGGGGCCGTCAAGCACCTCTGCAAACCCATTGAGAATCTGGGTATTTTGGTACTTGAAATTCATGACGAGAGAAGCAGAGACGCGCGCGAGGTCCTTACCCGTCCCACCACTTTTCAGATGCTCATCGACGCTGTCCCACATCACGCACTTTTTGGGATAGCACGCCACGGCCACGTCGTGGTCGGACTTGATGAGGCGAATCACAGACTCGGGGTCAAAGTGAATGTCGGCATCGATAAACAGAAAGTGAGTCGCCTGCGTCTTTTGATAGAAGCGCGCCACGGCCAAGTTACGAGCACGAGGAATGAGAGACTCGTTTTCGGTCGTGTCAAGCATCATCTGGATGCCATTCGCCGCGCACGTGCGTTGGAGACGAAGCATGGACTCGGCATACGCCTGGAGACAAACCCCTCCGTAGCAAGGGGTGCTTACGAAAAGTGTCACTCCACTCATTACACCTTAAACTCAAGTGTTCCTTAAGTTGCGCACGATCGTCTCGATCTTTCCCAAAGTCGGCGCCGATACATCGCAAATTCTGCAAAGCTCATTCTTGTCTGGGCTGAACCCCGACTCTTTCAAGACGGCGAACATGATGGCCGCTGCCACAGCCTTCGGTGTCCGTCCCTGAAGTTCAACGCAATCCTCGAGCTCCTTGCAAACCTTGATAATCTTCATCTTGATTCTGCCCCTCTGGTCCATGGGTACACACGTCACGTCGTTGAAGAATCGTGGGACCAGGTGCGCACTGCCCGTCACGTGGACCTCGGTCTCGGGAAGCTGCTCTTGGTACATGTCGAACGTACGGGACAGGTCACGGGCCGGGATTCCGAACGCGTCGGCAATCTCCTTGGTCGTACGCGCCACGCCGCACTCGCGACAGGCTTGGAAAACGCAGTTGGCCTTGATGCCGTTGCGAACAGCCCCACGTGTCAAAACAGCCTCGTTGAACGCCTTGTACTTGATTTTAACCTGATACATCACGCTGTCTGGAAGACCCAGAACCTGCTTACCCACCTTGTCCAGGTCCTGGTACGCGTGGAAGAGAGCCCTGTCCTTGTGATTCATGGACGTGTGAAGGTTGATCATCGCCAGACGCTTTTGCTGATACGAAGCCTGTTTGGCGACGCTCATGATGGTCGAGGAACCCCAGGCGGCCGAGAAGTGGTCGGTGTTCACGGGCGCACCTACACGCGAGGGATCCGCCTTTCCCTCGTCGCCTCCAGAGCGCCACTCGGGCTCCTCGCAAACAAACTGATAATCGACCCGGCCGCAGCCCGTACAGACTGGCAAGTCGTCGAAAACGTCGTACTGTTTGGCGCCACCACAATGCTCACACGTGTAATCCGCGTGCTCCCTAATCTTGAGTTCGGGCTCTGGCTGAGGTCGGCACGCATCGAATTCGGTCCAGATGCGATCCAGTTCACACATTTTGAATTGAAATTACCAGGGACCGCGCCCCCCTGGCCTGGAAAAAACCTATTTTTTCTTTAATGAGCGCTCCAGTCGTCGACCACGTCAAACGTGCGGCCGTTCAGGAGATTACGTCCAAGTCGCCCTTCAACGTGTTCAACATCGTGGCGATTGTCGCGATTCTCGTGATTGGCTATTTCCTGTACAAGAAGTTTACTGAGAAGTTCCAGCAGGGCGCTATCAAGTTCCCAACTATCGTACCCGCCACGGTCAAGACTCCTGAAGCCGCCCCCGTAGTTGTGGAGGCTGGGCCAGAGGTTATTCCAGAGCCAGGTACGAAGGAGGAGTAGTCCCAGTTCCGAAGGAACTGTCCTCGTCCCGTAGGGACTCACCCTTGAGATCCTAAGACCAAACCCCATCCACAACCCCCCACTCCAGACACTGTGACGCGTCCATGTACACGTCACGCTTCAGGAGCTTCTTGAGCTCTTTGTCTGGAATTCGAGTTTCGTGTGTATAAATATCCTTAAATCGATCCATAAATTGGGACAGATTGGCCATTTGGTCCTTGAAGTCCTCAAACTTGCCCCAAGTTCCGTCCATATTGAGTTGATGAATCAATATGTACGAGTTCTCAGTCATGTGGCGGGTCCGGCCACCTAGCAAAATGAAGGTGGCTGCCGAAGAGCACACGCCATCAGCAATCGTCCGAACCTTGACCATCTTGCGAAGGGACCGAATCGCATCCATGGCGCTCAGACCGGAGTGAAGATCGCCGCCGTCGCTTCGAATCCAAATGCGGATTTCAGGGCGACTTGCGATGCCGAGGTCAAGGTACTTGTGGTTGAGCTCCAGAGCCAGCTTCCGTAGTTTCATGTTGAGCTCAAGGACCGTCGTCTCACAAACCTCACAATGGAAGTAGACATCGGAACCCTGAACCTTCACGTAGGACTCTTCTTCTGGGCACGGTTCGCAACTGCTTCCGCACATTGCTTCTTGAGTGAAGAAATGGTCTTTGCTTTTAACTTGGTCAGAGGACTCAAATGGTTCAGGATGTCAATGTCCGAAGGTTCGAGCTCGTATTCAAAAAAGGTTTTGAAATCGCCCTTCTCTATTTGGGTCCGGATGAGAAGAAGGGCCTCGAGGTCCAAGTTCTGGTGAGGAATTTTGTTCGAAATTGATTGGATCTTTTTGTGACGCATACACATGTTCTGGTACTTGGTCCACGTGGAGCCGGGTCGAAGGTTGTTGCTGAGAGTATGACCAATCTCCGTAGCCGGAAGTATACAACCCCACAGATTGAAGTAGGACAAGAGGTCCCAGTCCCCTGCGTAGACCCGCGTTTCTATAATATCGGCTACGCTTAACTGATTTGAAATTATATCCATGCGCCCTTTCGAGTCAGGGTAATTTTCATGTAAAATTGAAGCTATGTTCCCTGGCTCCTGAACGGGGTGCCCTACATATTTGGCGGGAACCTCGGACCCAGAGCGACATACGAGGCTGGCTATAAACTCCCGGGGTCCCATAAAGTCATCCCTCTCGTCAGACTTGAACGTGAGGCTCTGGCGGACGCGCCGCAGATCCCCTCCGCACGTGGCGATGACGTGGTCACTGGCACCTGGAAAGAGGCCCTTGATTGTCTCAGGACTCGGTACCGGAAATTCGTACGTGTTAATTTCAAAACTAAATTTGACGGGGATTTGGGAGATGACTACAAAGATGCCGTTGGTCGGGGGTCCGGTGATTTCACGGAGGCCGACCAGGTCGTGGATACACTCGTACTCGTCTATTATCACAGGTGTTTCTGTACCATGAATTTTGTTCAAAAAATCAATCGTATCCTGTTTACTCTTTAGCACGTCAGGGGTCAACTCGATACAGGGCATGAGCTCTTTGCGGACCGTCCAGGTCTTGCCGATGCCCGATTTGCCCATGACGCACACGGCCGGTCCCAGTTTTGTAAAATCGTGGCTAGTTTTTTGGGCGTCCTTAACAAGGTAGCGATCCATGCCTCAGGAGGATTCAGATGGTGAGGAATCTCTCACTCGACAGGTGCTTAATATGGTTCTAGAAAACAACGCGGTGTTTCCTTACTTGACAGGATATTTAGTTTTTAACGTCATCATCCTGTTTCTGTTAATTTATATCTCAATAAGAATTAGCTTGAAATGAACGTCGTGAAGGTTTCTAGGGCCCGTGACGGGAAGCACAAGTTCACAGCCGAGTTTCCAGACGGTCACCGCGTGAGCTTCGGACTCAAAGGGTACTCCGACTATACTCTCCACAAAGACCGGGCGCGTATGAAACGGTACGTCGGACGGCACGCAGGGTACGCGGGAGGGCGTCTGTCACACCGCGAAAACTGGACGCGCTCAGGCGCCAAGACGGCGGGTTTCTGGTCCAGGTGGCTTTTGTGGTCCAGCCCTAGCATGAATGGGGCCCGGCGCAAGACTGAAAAGGTTCTCGGGAAAAAAATAGTCATTAAATAGTAAAATGGACGCTCTAGTTCCAATGATGTTTTTTATAGTTTTCATACTCGGCATCGCGCAGTCGGCAATTACGCTCAAGACGTATGCGGATACCAAAAAGGCTCAGGACTCAAACTACAAGTTTTCAATCTTTACCCTTGTGTTTTCTATTCTGGGTCTGCTTGTGAGCGGTTTCATGGCTTTTCGCGCTATGAAAGGGTCGGCTTCCCCAGCCCCAACGGCTAACGCGGTTAACGCCAAGTTGGCCACCAAGCTTGAAAATCTGGCGGAGCAGATAAAACAGAAAGCTAATTAGATAGTAGATGGCCCCTAAAATCATAGGGCTCGTTGGTAGGGCCCGAACAGGGAAAGATACGGTTGCGACCCTTTTTACAAATACGCACCGTGTCGTAAGATTTGCTCAACCCGTAAAGGACGCCGTCAAGGTTCTTTACGGATGGAACGACGATGATGTTGAAACAGGACTCAAGGATCAAGTAGACCCGAAGTGGGGATTTTCGCCACGGTCGGCCATGGTGCATATGGCACAAACGACGCGAATGTTTGCCATGAACGATTTTTTCGTCAAACGGCTTTTCGACAACTGGGACGGGGCCCCTATCGTGATTGCGGACGTACGGTACAAACACGAGGTGGACGCTATTCATGTAAGAGGTGGAATTACTATCAAAATTACACGCGAAGGCGTCACGCGGCACGAGATTGAGTTTACTGTCGATGAGCTAGAAACGACCTATCAGGTGTCAAACGACGGATCTCTAGATGGTCTTCGCCGACAGATCCACGGTCTGGGACTGGCCTGAGGCCTGGCAGGACATGGCCGCACTCAAGACGCGCATGGCGTCAGGTGTGCGATTCGCGTCGTAGTTCATGGTGCAACCGGCCGCGATACCGATTGAACCCGCCTCGGCGAAGGCGTCCTGGTTGGCGCCCAGGTACGCGAACGTCCAGCCCTCCTTGGTTTTGGCTTCGATCAGGTCCTTGATATGAGCCTTTGTGAAACTGTGGCTCGCGTTCTCTTGGCCATCAGTCAGAATCACGACTGATGGATTAGAGGTGCCCTTCCAGTCCTTGATGAGGCGCCCGATGGCGTCGAGAAGGGCCGTCGAGCCACGGGGCTTGTACGTCTCGCGCGTCAGGCCCTTGACCTCGTCAATCTTGACGCGCTCATAGGTCATCTGGTACTCGTGGTCGAACTGGATCAGAGTCAGGGTGCCGCCCGTAGCCTTCTGCTCGACGAGGAACGCGTTGAACCCACCGATCGTGTCGTCCCAGCAAGACTCCATGGAACCGGAGCGATCGAGGAGGAACACACGGTCCATTCTTACTTTGATAATGAACGAGGCCTGGCTTTAACGCGACGGACTCTCTTTGCTTTGGTACTCGGACTTCTGAGACGATGAGACTCTGGCGTCCGCGTGACACTTTTTTTAGTCCCCTCGAGGAGCAACCGCATCCATCGAGGCATCCGATTATTTCCGTACCCACTGGGCCCATACCGTGGGGAACTGCTCACCATCTTAATTTTACTTGAGAATTCTTTTGGGACGGATGGCTTTGGGTGCTCGAGGGTCGGTTGCCTTGAGGCCGTACAGGGACTTGCCTTGGTGCCGCACCACGTACTTTCCCTTCATCGTCAGAAAAAACTGACGGCCTTTTTTGTTATAAAAAGGGACGGGTATTCTCTTGGCGACTCCCATCTTTTTCAAGAGGGCCTGGCGGCGGGTGGCAACTGGAACCGCTCCTTGGTTCAGGAGGGCCAGGCGACGGGCCAGAGGCGCGGTTTGGCGCAGGAGAGCACTAGCCCGTTTCATTTATATTTAGTTTTGAGATTTTTCTGCCAAGTTGGCCATAATCGCCATCACAATAAATAAGAGAATGAATATCGCCGCCGTCAACACGAGGCTGTTGTTGACGACTGAACCCTTCTTGTCCTTGAGGTTCATGATGGGCTGCGCCCACATGAAGTACACGTACACGGCCAACATACCAGTAACGAAAAGTGCTAGAGCAACGTGACCAGTGGTCAGAGGCATTTAATTTTTGTCAAGAAATAAAATCTCCAGGACACCTAGAAGTCTTACTTCTGATGGTCGGGGTCGGGGTTCTCACGAACCTCCTCCACACTCAAAAACCTGAAGA